CGTTAATCTAAATATCCGTTCTTTGCCGAATATGTACAATTGATCTCGGAAAACTTTTAGTGCGACTACCGTGTCATCTATTTTGATGCTTCCCGCACCATCGGCACTTGCAAAATTAGTTTCGGCAAAGGGGGCACTAAAAAATACTTCTTGTGGCGTTGTGCTGTCCCCCGCTAAAAATAAATGATTCTGAAATATTTCTACAAACGCAGGATTATTTGGCGCAGAGGAATGCGTAATATCTACAATATTAGTGCCATCAAAGGTAGATGCGGGGTTAGCACCATCGGCAAATACAATCTTATTTGTATTATTAAAATTAAATCTCTTATGTGTGTACTTACCAGCATTGGTACGCCCACTATCTATTTCAGTCCAACTTCCGGTTGAACCCGCTTTAAATATCTTCTCACCTCTTGCGGCAATAACCTGACTGCCAAAACTTGCTACCATTAAGACTTTTTCAGTGGCAGAAGCGGTTTGAGGAACAATATTAGTATTGTATCTAGTAAAGCCGTTGATGCGACGATATCCGCCATTTATGTCTGGCTCAAAATTTATTAGTTCACTAGCAAATCCCGGTTGCATAGCAAAAGTAGATTGGTTTAAAACTAACCCACCTTGACACGCAAATTGAAGAGGCTGAATCCCTGATTGATCTGGCATTTATGTCACCGTGCCAGTTATAATAGAAAATCTATTTGTTCTCGGTATAAATGTTGATCTAACATAGTCATGTCGATTGACAAGAACAGACACCATATTTTTTATGCCCTGTTCAAAACGATCTAATGCAAGCTGATATTGCCCTGTTTCTCCACGATACTGATAGCCATACATAACTGCCCCATCAGCAATTACATGTCGGAATCTCTCTGGTATCGAAGGCACATCTGTAGCATTACTAAGCGTTGTAGGAATAGTGTATCTGTCAAATTTTATTTTATATGCTTTATCAGGATATGGAAATAATCCGTATTTATTAGCGGGATCACGGAATACGTGTGTAGGTATACTACCCACATCTGATCGATCTTCTTGCTCGATATATTTATCTAAATATTCTTTGTAATCTAAAAATACCAAACTGCGCCCATCATTACCAAGCGTAGCGTCACGGACTAATCTAAAAGTTTGATAATCAATTAGTTTAGTGCTGGATGGTAAATCGTATCTCGTTTGCCCAGCAACTAAGGTTACTTCAGATTCTGAGTGATTAAAAGGGAATGCGTATTCACTTTGATTTATATATCTAATAGCCGCATTAACTGCATTTTTACATTGCGTTTGAAAGCCACGAGCGTTTGCGAAACTACTTGTAGTTAGCTCAACTTCATTAAATCTCGCCAGTACTTCATTTGTAATATCAATGAAATTATACGCCATTATAAATACAAACCTTTGAAAGGAAGGGGGCCGAAGCCCCCAACTTAGTTTTATTAAGCGAGTTGATCTCGATCTACTTCATCAGCAGACTCTGCAACGCCATCTAAATCAACGACAATTGCATACACACGGAGCTTACCTACCGTTACATCAGCAGAAGACGCAATCAACTTGACATCAATTGTGTCAGTTGTTGTGACAAGCTGAGTAAATGTAGCTTGACTTGTCAAGTTAGCACCACCATTACTGCCTGCGGCAAGATATCCTGTAGCGGTTACGTCACCACCATCAACAATGTCATCGCCTGCGGCGAAGTCAATGTCAACAGTTGGAGAGGTACCATCAAACACAGTCAATACTTCGGCACCAGCCGCAATAACAAAAGTGTTTGCAGGAATTTCTAACAGTTGAAAGATATCGCCGTTAGTGCAAGAGTAGTTAGGAAGCTTAGAAATATCTAAAATAGCCTCTACCATATATGCGTGACGACGAGCTTCTGGAAGCACTGCAATCGAATCAGCCGCTTCAGTCGATATGGTTGACCCAAGGGTCATGTCAAATGTTGCCATGTTTTAACCCTCCTTATGCGGCGTTGTATTTAGCAGTAACAATACCTTCTGGGCGAAGGATCTTGCGTCCATACAGATGCATACCACGAACAATGTCAGCGAAGCTGTCAGGATCACGGTAAGTTTCTGTCTTATTAATTTGCTGAGCAGTAGCGACAGCAGAAGAATGACCAGCAACAATAACACCAAAGTTAGAGTTCTGGTTAGCTGTACCAGTAGTCCCAGCACCAGTTCCTACAGAAGGCAGGTTGTTAGAAACATAAACACGGAATCCGTGCAGATTGTTTACAACTAAACCATTCTGAAGTCCAGCACCACCGAAGTCGGCGTTAAGCAGACGAGAATCTTCATCTTTCAAAAGTTCGACAAAGACAGGGTCTACAACTAACCAACGGTCTTGAGTATCAACAAATTGTTGATCCAAGAGACGACCCATACGAGCAATTACCTGAAGAGGTGTTGCAGTGGCAGTTGCCGCCGCTGTTGCACCCGGCATACGCACGGCCAGTGGAATTGAATGATCACCAGCAGAGCCAGTTGTGATATTACCAAAGCTACTCTTAATAAGCTTCATGCTTGTTAAAAGTTCGTCGGAACCGGCAGTGCTTACCGCCTTTGTTCCAGCAACCTGATCATTTGCTGTGCTAGCTACACTGTTAAGTGCAGACTGCTTGAAACCTGACAGGTAGCCAAGAACTTCTTGATCATACTGATCACGCAGGCGATAACCGGCACGATCTGTAGCCATTTGCATAAAGTTGACATGAGAGTGTGCTTCTTCGATGTCGTCAATCTTGAAAGCGAAATAGTTCGCCTTATCGATTGTAAGAGAGAAATCCTCGTCATCGATATCTTGTGGAGTAATAGTTGCACCACGAGCATACTCTTTGACTGTGATCTCAGGCTCTTTGATAATCTTGACTGAGTCACCCATCTGGGCAATCTCACCAAAATAATCGTTGTTCGTAACATCTTCTACAACAGAAGACTTACGGAAAGCAAGCTGTACCTGCTTGCTGTAAATAACGGGGCTAAAGTTACCATTAGGTAGGTTACCGTAACCCGCCGCTGTTTTAAATGCCATGATAGACACTCCTTTATCGCGTAGGTTTATGGTTTGTGTAACTCCGCCAGAGGCCATCTAAAATCAGGGTGGCAACATTACCGGCCAAAGTAAATATGCGGCCTGATTAGTTTGGGTGTTCTGTGAAGACGAAATAAGAATTACCGCTACTATAACAACTGGCCTGAAGTTATATTAACGGTGCATCTCATTTCAAATTGATGTGGGTATCCTTTCGGGGCCACTAGATTCTGCGTATAGTTATATCCACAGAATTACATTTGTCAAGTTTTTTATCGTGCTGATCCAGAGAGATCGTAGACAAATTTACCTGTACGAATAGCTTCTGCAATTTCTTCTGCCGCTTTTTCATATTGAACAGCAGACATTTTTGCTACATCGGATTCTTTAATATAAGATTTTGTTTCATCTCCTTCGGGTGCAGAACGCTCAGAACGAGTGCCAATCGCTTTTGCCGCTTCCTTATCCTTAGAAGATTTCTTCTTGTTTGTAATACCCATGTCCGATTTATATAAGTCGATTGCACGAGCGGCTGATTTAGCATCGCTGTCATTATCGTACAAAGCGTCTTGTACCCACTTAGGTTGCTCTTCAACCCAATTGTGGAAATCGTCTGTATCACGAATCTGTTCAAAATCTGGGTGCAACCGCATGAGTTCAGCTTCCGCCTTCTCACGTTGTGCTTCTAATTTCATTTCATCAATTGCTTTAAATTTAGTTTCAAATTCAGACGCTTGTTCATGCGCCTTTTTCATAGCAATTGTTTCTACAATCTGAGCAACATCTGGATACTGTTCCATCCAAGCTTCTAATTCAGATTCTGATTTAGGATACTGGATTTCTTTTTTAGTTGATGCCTCTAATTGTGTTCGCAGTTCATCAATTTGCTGTTGAAGCTCGCCCTCTTTCTTCTGCGAGTGTCTGCGCAAATCACCATACCTTTTCTTAAAAGTCTTTTCTTCTGCGCTTTCAGGTTCAGGGTCATCATCAGCTTGTTGCTGTTCTTCAGTTGTTTCTGGAGATTCTTCTCTTGCTTTTAACAACTCAGCAAGTTCAGCTTCTTCTTCTTCAATGCGTTGCTTGTTTGCGTTACGCTTGGCAAAGCCAGATGCTACTTTGGCTTGCTCTACTTTTTCTACTATTTCAGTAGTTGTTGTTGACATGTTTTTTCCTTTATGTCTGGGGCTAACGGTTGCCGAAGGGCGTTAGGTAGCCAGTTAAATGAAATCACTTTTTTTTACGTGATGATTTCAATGCACGTTTAGTTTGTTCTTGCACTGCTCCGCCTTCAGAGAATGGTGATGAAAACGTATCTTCGCTACGACCTGTTCCACTTAGATCATCTCTTGATTCACCTCTCGTAGTTCCTGCACCACTAGCAGATCCTCTGCCACTGGGGCTGTCGCTAGGTCCAGACCCAGCCGGTCCCATTCCGCCTTCGCCTGAATCGATTCTCGCGCCTTCAGTTTCAGTGCTTCTACGAGCACCGATATCTCCACTCGCAGTTATTCGTCTCGACTCTATGTTGGCGCGTCTAGCCGCTTCTGATGGAGTCAAAGTAGTTCTTCCTCCAACAACACCGCCGCCTCTAGTGACACCATATGTATTTCCGCCAATATCTATATTAACGGAATTTCTTTCTCCGGTTGTTACCTTGTCCACATATTGTGGTATCGCTTCAAGTTTAATAAGTTCTTTTGCTTCTTTCCTAGTAATATTCAAATTTTTAGAAAGCGTGTCGTAAAAATCACTTTTTTTAGATGCAAGATTAATATTAGTTGCAACAGCACCCACTGGGCCACCAACTTTAGCTAAAGCCTTTACGTGATCCAGTAGTGTTGCATTTGGCCCAAGTTTTGATCTTGGGTCTAGGGCAAATGCATCAGCGACTTCTGTACCCAATCCTAATGATTTTGAAAGCTCTATCATTGCGTTTGTTTCATACGCATCAAAAGCGAGCCTGTCTGCCTCTTCTTGCTCTCGCTCTCTGTCATCACCATCTCCTCCACCAGTATCTGGTTGTGTAACAACAGTAGGTGCTACAATTTCAGGCTGGACTTCTTCTGGCTTATATACTTTAAATCCAGCAGGAATCTGTTGCTGTGCTTTGCCATCCATAAAACGAATGGTGATCAACTCTCCATTAGGCCCAATATATTGTCTATCTTCTACTTGTGCAGGCTCACTTGTAGTGGCTAATTGAGCGGGGCGAGATACAAACTGAGTGTAATCAGGAGCCTGTGGATATATTGGAGCTTGAGTTCTTTGTTGTTGAGGAGGCATAAAGCCATAACTAAACTGTTGTTGTGGCATACCGGGCACAAGCGCACCTTGTTGTGCATAAACAACACCGCCCTCTGCAAAACGCATTACCTCTGGATCATTAGGATCAAAATTATCAATTAGTTGATCAATCTCATCATTGTACTCTCCTGAATCGTCTATAATTGCCTCTTCAGAGTTTCCCATCTGGCCCATATTTTCCATCCTAGCAAGACCAACTTTAGCTTTTTGTCGAAGCTCCATCAGATTTTCTAAACCGATATAACGTACGACATCAGCAGGAAATACAAATTCACCTTCACTAAGTTGTGCAGGAATATCATCTCTGACTTCTTTTTGAGTAGATCCTGAAGGGACTTTATTTCCAGATACTGGGTCAACTGTTCCTCCTTCATCTTTTAGTCCACCTTCTGCAAATGACAACATTTTCTCGTTCATATCCCCAACTCGTTTTTTCTGTAAATTGGCCGCGTAATCATCTGCGTCTACCGATTTAATTTTTGTTTTGGGCATTTCCAAAACTTTTTTAATTAATTCTTTTTCTTGATCAGATAAACTGTCCAAATAAAATTGTATTTTTTTATCTTTATCGCCGGGAATCATATCATTAAAAGGATCTTCTTCAATCTCTAAAAGAATGTCCATTTGCTTTCTGGCTTTACCTTCTGGAGTAATTAACTCTGCGGCTTTTTCTTCTGCTTCAAATGTCGATCTTTTTTTAATTATTTCTTCTTTATACTTATCCTCAACAGCACGGGCTGTGTCTTCCGACATCAAAGATGGACTACGTTTTTCTGCGGCTTTTACTGCAAGCTTTTCAGTTTTATGTGTACTTGTTGGTTTGATTTCTTTGTTTTGAATCATTTCCGCAAGTTCATCTTCTGAATATTGTATGCCGTCATGTATAGAAGGCACGTTAACAAACTTGTTGCCCATATTGATTGTCACAGACTTTTCAGAAACAATCTCACCATCATCTGAAATATAAATAGGACGACCTGCTTCTGTTTTAAACTCAGTCATTAATCCTGCTGATTTACGCATCCGATAAAGCCTCGTCTCGTAAGTATTTAAGTGAGCGCAGTGCTTTAACTGCACCTTGCGCTTGATGAATGGATACTATGTTGTCCGATTGTTCTAAATTTCTGTGATGTTCAGACACTATGATGTCCAAATATTCACAGAACGCATCCCATTGCTTTGTATTACTGCAGAGGGACTTGAGCTTGCTCACCGCCTTCTGTCGGTGATTGTCCTGCTGGTTGTTGATCATTACCAGTAAATCCTTGTTCTCCCGGCACTGGAACTTGTCCTACACCGATGTTGCTTGCGCCACCACCTGATGTATCTTGCACTGGAGGTGGTCCACCGGCTTGCTGAGCAGGTGCTGGTGGAGGAGCATTCTGTTGCATGAGTTTTTGCTGTAAAGCGGCTTCCTCAAAGCTGTTAGTTACCTTGTCTGGATCAAGATCCATAGACTTAGCAATTTCACGTACAATATACGGAAACTTGGCAAACGGTGCTAATGTTGGATTAGAAGCAACCTGCATGAACTGCATCAAGCGTTGGCTACGTACTTCGTTAGCCATTAGTGATTCAGTACCACGTGCTTTTACTTCTAAATCTCCTTTAGTATCTGGGTCAAAGTCAAACTGCATATTAAATGCAAACATTGCTTTTCCTAATGGTGCTAACAAATAGTCATCAACATTCTTGATTACAGTCTTGATGCCACCAGCCGCCGCATTCATCAGCATGGAAATACCAGATGCTGTACGGCCTACGCCTGCAACACCTGTCTGTCCATGTGCAAATGAGGGGAAGCCTGTTGACTCATCCGCGAGTACGCGAGCTTTATCAAACAATTGCATATTCTCATTAGATACATTTGGAAACTTTGTTCCAAAGATAGCTTGACCCGGTGCACCACCCTGACGG